AACAAGATTAACGTAAAAAATAATAAAAGAACACCCCCAGCAATAAGTTTTCCACTAAAATTAGTTGATCCTATTTTTATAGCAACAAACTCATTACCTAGTATTCTTAAAGATAATTCAAAACTGTTCTCATCAATTTTAAGTTTTAAAGGCTTTTCATTCATCCTCTTTTCTCCTTATATAGCCATGCCAAAAATACAATAAAACCTACCACTGAGCAAAACAATAAAAACCAACCAACTCCTTCCCATATTTTTCGGACAAGCTCCTGTCTTTCATAAATCTCTTCTTTTCGTTTTTTTCTAATCTCGGCTTCCATTCTAAGAATCTCATTCCAACTGTTAGCGCCATAGTGAAAATTGATGAATGATTTAAGTTCTTGGCGTTGTGCTTCTAATTTTTTCTTGGCAGTAAAAGCCTCTATGGCAGATGCTTCTATTTCTTTTCCTTTAAATAGCTTTCTAAGTGGAGATGCGTTCTTCGCAGACTTCTCAGTATTTTCGACATCTGATATAGCACCCATCCAACGACTTAAATCTTTGCCCATAGATTCAATTTCGCGACCTGCGGCAAAACCTTTTTTAATTGCCGAAAATGCCGTGTTAGCTGCCGTTATGGCTATGCCAATCGAAGCGGGATCAAGCATTAGAATATCCCCTTAAATTTTTGTGGTTTCGCTATATCAGAAAACTTTTTAATTATGCCACCATTAGCCTTTTTTACTGGCTTTTTTGGTTTTCTTTTTCGTCTTTGAGGCTTTGACTTCCCTGCTTTTGACAGTGCTATCGCTACTGCTTGTTTTTGTGGATACTTCTCTGACCTCAGTTTCCTGATGTTCTTGCTTATTGTTTTCTGGCTCTTGCCTTTCTTCAACGGCATCTGTAACCTCATCTTTTTGGTTTTTGTTGTTAAAACTATCTACTGAGATAAAAGAAGATTTCATATCATCGTCTATTTGTTTTGAAATTCTTCTTTGAATCTTTTTTTGTTTTTCAACCTTGTATATTTTTTCTCTTACAGAACTAACCATGACTTATCCTTTCATTTCTTTTGCTGCAGCAATATCTCTTTTGGTTTGATCATTTTGATTTGCTATCTCTTCTTGTTGGTCAAGTCTTTGCTGATCAAGAAGAACATCATTTCTTTCTTTATCTTGTGCAAACTGTTGCTTAACTTCAAACTGCTCTTGTCTTTGAGCTAACTCTTGACCTTTTAATGCTAATTCTTGCTTTCTTATAGATACAAGAGGATCTTCACTAGGTGGTGGAGTTATTGATTGTGCATATTGCTCACTAACCTCACTTGCTATTTCAGCAGACCTTGAAGCCACTTGTGTCTGAAACTGTTGCATTGAATTAGGATCAGACTGCATCATAGCTTGTTGCTCTGGTGTCATGCTCTGTGTAATCTCTTGTTGTGCTTGTATCTCAGACATCATAGCTATGTGTTCAGATATATGTCCTTGCAATGTCATGACAATTGAAGCATTTGATTGAGCTATTGGTGTTGCGATCATAGCTAAATGTGCAGATATGTGAGCTTGATGATTTTGCTCTGGAAACGCCTGCAATCTTGCTCCTCTTAATGCCTCTTGATTTTCCTTTGCTGGATTCATGGGCATCGGCTGTGGGGGAGGTTGCAACACAGCATCTATATTCGTCACCCCTAATGCTTCATACATTTTTCTATAGGCTTGATACATTCCATTTTGCCCATGAATTTCTGGATTACTTTGAACAAGTTGCAATTGTGTTTGTGCTAGAGCAATCCTTTGAGACATAGAAAAAATATTAGGATCTGAAACAGGCAATACATCTATTCTTTGATCAAAGTCAGATTGCTTTATCTCTGGTGGAGCGCCAGGCACTTGATAAGGATATATCGGTGCACCCATTGCAAATATTCTTGCAAGTATTTTAAACTCTATCTTTTGTGAATAATGTAATCTTTTATGTATAGCAGACATAACCTTTGTGCCACGTTCCATAATAGCCATCGTTGTGCCTACAGGTGAGTTGCCTTGCATATCACCAACTTTCATGTCAGCCATAGAAGCAAAACGTCTACCTGAGTCAATTAATGTCCCTAATAGTGAATATAAAGTTTGTGATGGCTCTTTAAATGGCAATGGCATAATGGCTTGACGTAAGTCCATGCCAACCATATCGACATCTCTAAACTCGCCAGGATTTAGTGGTGTTTCGTCATCTCGTATACGAGCACCCCTAGCTTTAAATCCAGCAGGCAGATTAGATAATGTTCCTGCATCTATTAATTGTCTAAGTATTGACGTTGAAGCTCTTGATAACCCTCCAATCATATGTGTAAGACCAAAGCCATAAAACCCAAGACCAGGCAAAAACTTATAGTGCACAAAATAAGGGATCTTACTGCGTAACGGATCGGCTTCGTTGAAATTCCTCTTGATCGATAATACTTCACCAGATTTCTCCACGATTGTGACGATATAAGGCATCTTTAATCCAGTGTTTTCGCCCATTTGGTTTTGATCTTCAAAACCTGGCAAATCTAAATCGGTGTGTATTTCGTATAATGTTAATTCTTCGTTGTAACTTGACTCTGAATGTATGCCTTCAATATCTTTAATTGTTTCTCTTACCTCATCATAATTAGCTCCTTCGGAGTCAGATGTAGGCAACTCTATATCTTTGTAAAACCCAGATAGTTGCAACTTTCTTATCTCATTCGAGTCCATGCGAATAACATGACAAATCCTCGTAGAAGTCTTTAAGTCTGTAGCATTGTACGGAACAATTAAGTCCTCTGCATGAACAAACTTAGAAACTGCCCTTTGCAACGAAGGGTCAAAATAAACTTTTTTAAATGATGAACCTACAATAGGAAGATAAAATAACATCTGATCTAACTCAGGATCATATTCTTCCATCTCGTAAGTTATCTGATAATTCATAAAATTTTTAACACGTTCAGCCTGTGCTGTAACTTCAGGAGTTTCTTGTCCTATAATGGCTGTCTTAACAGGACCTCCAGCAGGTAATAATTCTCTATATGCCTGTGCCTGAAACTGTGTAACAGATTCAGCAAGTAATGGATGAACAATACCAGAAGCACCTTCAAAAGGCTCTGCTCTGTCCTCATAGTTCATTCCTAATAATTCTAATCCACTTTTGTACTGATCTTCCCACTCTTTTCGTGAGTTAATATCTTCTTGTACTTCACTAACCATTTCGGATGATATTCGACCAAGTTCAGTGTCATCAATAAATTCTGCAAGGTTGGCATTGAAAGGCACTTGTATCGGAGCTATCTGTTCTTCTATCTCACCAATAACAACAGATCCGTCATCCATCTCTGTGACGTTTGGTGCTAACTCAGCTTCTTCTACTTCTACAGATGTGACACCCTCAGGTGCATCTATATTCTCAACTCCGTCTACCTTTTCGACTGCCATAATTTTACCTTATTTTAAATTTGCCACCAGCTCTTGCGATACCCATGCCTTTGCAGACACCACCACCAGAACCCATCTTAACAGGTCCACCATCTTCAAATCTTTCAGCTAATGCTGGATCCATTTTCTTTTGCACTTCTTCTGGTAGTTTTGAAAAACCTTTAAACTTTGAAGGAACAGCTTCACCACCTTTTTCCATTTCTTTGGCTTTTACTTTTTCGATAGCCTCTGCTAATCCACCATCTTTTTTACCTAATCTCTCTCTTAATCTTTTCATTCTACGAGCTTTATTTAGTTTTTCTTTTTTTAATCTTTCTCTAACTTCATCAGTAATTCTTGGATTAACACCAACTACATTACCTGTAAATGGATTAATCACTTCTTTTTTACCTGGCATTTTACTCTCCTGTCTCTGGGTTGATTTGTATTGATCTTGTCATGTCTACAACTCCACCCTTGCTCATCATTTTAGGCATAATTGTATTTTTTTCAATAGACATTCCTTTAGGTGTTGTTATCGAAGCACTTTGAATTGATATCTTGATAGGCTTTGTCCTAATCTTCTTAGCTGTCTTAGCACCTTTTTTGAGTTTAGCCATTGTTTTGGCTGACTCTTTTCTTCTCTTGTCACCAAAGGGATCAGCAGATGTTAAGCTCATTACTTCATACCCTTAAACTGACCACCACGACCTGGCACAACGCCACCCATGTTCATCTTTTTAACTTTACCACCATCCATCATGCCGACAGGTTGTGACTTTGTCATGTCCATGACTTCGCCACCCATTTCTTTACTTTGTATTTTTACATCTTTCAACATGGCTTCAAGTTTCTTCACGTCAGCATCTGAAACAGCTCTGCCTTTTTCAATGGCTTTAGCTCCACCTTTTTTCTTTAAGTCCATAAGACCTTTGATTAATAATTTGTCTTGATCTGATATATTTGGCATTAGTAATACTCCATCTTTCTTCTATAAATTGGTTCGTCTTCATCGTCATCAGGAGTAGTAATAAAACCACCCTGTCTAAATCTTAGTATAGCCTGTGTCATCGAATCTGCCAAGTCATCAAAATCACCATGTGGAAAACTAGCACATTCTTCAACAACCTCTTCTGCAAAATTAGCATCGGGTCTCCATACCATACCACTTTCAAACACAGGTGCACAAGCATTCATTCTTGCAAACTTATCAGCACCCTTGCTCGGTGTAAACGGAGTTACAGGTATACCCATACGTCTTAGCTCTTGTGTAAGTGGTGTACCACTTGCTTTTTGCTCAATTAATATCATGTCAGGATCATATGCTTCGCACAGTTCTTGTGCTTTAAGTTTGAGTTCTGGAAAATCCCAACGACCTTTTTCTGCGTCAAGCAAGATGATGGCATCTCCTTCACCCTCAACAGGTGTAAAAATACCCCAAGTAGTAATAGC